CTAGATCTTATAAATGTAAATTGGATATGCACTGGATGTTTTACATTGTTTAAAGCATCTTTAAATTCCTGAGCATATTTTTCATAATACATTTTAGTTTTCTTTCTGTAGTTAACTACAGATTTAGAAGCTATAAAGTATTTCCCTGTCCACCTTCTTCCATTTTTAGAAGACGGTACATTCCCTGGTATGAACCATTCCATATTATTTATTTAAATACTTTTGTAGTAAAGATTTAAATTCTGCATGAACAGCTTGAGGGCCGTGATCTCTTACAGAATCAGAGAAGTCTTTACTAAGATTTATAGAGAAACCAGGTATATTGTATAGCTCTTTATATCTAGCCATAGCTTTCTTTCCTGGTTCATCATTATCTAAAAGTGTAATTAAAAAATTGTATTTATTTTTTAAGTTTTCTATTATATAAGGCTTGATAATAGTATTCTCACTGTCAGGAGCTATTGCTTCAACAGTCTTATAGTTGAAGCTCATGAGACACATAAGATCCTTTAATGAAGAACATATTATCAATACTTTTTTATTATATGTAAGTTGATCTAATCCTTGTATATGGTCAGAGACTTTTAAGAATTTATTATCTCTTTTCATTGGTTGGTAAATCTTATATATTTCAGAAAGGTTATTATAGTAGCCATATATATAGGAGTTTTTTATGCTTATTTCTTTTGTCTCTTCTCCTGTTTCTTTTTTTAGATTGTAGTAATCTATTGGCTTTACATTATATCTGTCTAATATTGCAGATTCAATTCTATACTGGAGCCAGTACTTTGCATCATTCTCACTCCATTTTCTATTAGATATATAATCAACTTTCCATTTACCTATAGGCTTAAAGCCAAATTTTAGCTTACCGTTTTTTCTAACGTATTCATTATAGTCAAGCAGTATTTTTTTAATAGCTTGTAGATAAGCCATATTAAAATACTCCATTACAAAAGTAATTTTATCACCAAATTTACCTGAGCTAAAATCCTTGAATAAATATTCCTTTTTATTTGTATCAACATATATGCACATGCTGGGAACAGAATCTTCTGTATTCCAAATACTTCTTATCTTTATATTTTGACCTGAAAGTTTTTGGTCAAGATTAATATAGTACTGGAAGACCCAATATGAAGGAACATTTCTTACATCATAAACTTTATTTTTAGTGTTTATCATAATAAGATAGGGGCAGCCTAAGCCACCCCTTTTTAATTTACAGATCAAAGTCATCCCCGGAGAATGAATCTTTGTTTTCAAATTTAGTTACTGTCTTCTTAACTAATCTTTTTATATGCTTTTCAGCGTCAAACTTAATAAGCCTTGAGTCTTCTACATCTATAGCTTCTAAAGATGTTTCAGTCCTTGATCTCTTCACTAAAAATAAATCAAGATTTACATAGCCATCTCTATTCTCCCACTCTCTACCACCTATGCACATATTTATATATGCGGAATCTTTAAACATTTGAGTACAAGCTTTCATGAATTCAAAAATATCATTAGCTTCAATCATGTCTAATTCATCTCTCATCTTTAAAGTTTCAGATAAGAATACCATAGATTTCAATACCATATCATCTCTTTTTAAAGATATCCCACTTGGTAGAACTTTGTCCTGATAAGCATATTGAGAAAACCTAACTCTCCCTACCTGTCCTTTATACCTTGGGCCCGCAGGATTAGCAGGATCTACAAGAAACCCTTGGAATTCACCTTCTACAGGCTCTGTTTCCACATGCAATACAATATTGTATGCATCCTTATCAAAAGGTGTTTGAGAGAAAGTAATATCATTGATTTTTAATTTGTGGTTACCAGCATCAATTACTGGTCTTAAATTACCACCGTCTGACTTAATGTTTTTAGTACTTAACATTTTTTAAAATTTTAAAATTATTAATCATTTTCATATGCAATCATGCAGTCTTTTACATATTGCAGATCATTAGGTATAAAGGCTTCTTCAAACATTCCCATAGGAGATTTGCATGTGTTCTCTCCATTATTTTGTGTTTCAAAACCATATGTAAATGTCTTGTCATCATTCTTTCGTACAACACCAAATAAAACAATGGAAAACAACCCTTCTAAGGTTAGAGTGTTGTCAATCATTTTACCTATTGTTTTTGCTTTTACTTTACGGTGACCATTAATATCTGTGCTATCCTCTGAATGTGTGAGAAAAATCACAGTCAAATCATCCCGCAAATCCTTTGGTGCCTTAGCTACAGCTGCCAGGTTAGCAGCAATCTGAGTAAATTTATCATAGCCTTTTTCATTGGCTCTGTCAAAGTACTCAAAAGAACTCATATATTGCCAGTCATCAATGATTAAATTTTTGATGTTAGGCATTTTATCATTAACGTGCTTCATAGCTTTTAATATACCCGAAGAAGAGGATGTTGCTATAATGTTTCCTTCAGGATTTTCTTTGTTGCAAGGCACATATCTTTTCTTCCAACCTTTAAAAGGCAAAGGTTTGTTTGCTATATTTACAATAAATGTTTCTTTGGGATTTAAATTTCTAATACTTGTAGATTTTCCTGTCCCTGAGTCTGCAATAATCAATACTGATTGTGCCATAATTATTTGTTTCTAAGAATATGATTAAGTGTTTGTAATGTATAGTTAATTTCTTCTATGACTTTAACTAAATCTTTTATATCAATATTTACTATTGTTTTTCCTTGAATAGGAAAAGAATTATCTATATCATGATCCAATCCTTTAGTAGGATCTGCAACTTCTATTGGTAGAATTGGGCGATTAATTTGTTTAGCCCTTGTTGTGACATCACTAATAACTTTCAACTCAGAAACTGGTACAAGATGTGTAGTAAATCCTGACTTAGAAGTATGCATTTCATATTCTTCTTTCCACCAAGCATTGTATTTTAAAAAGTACAATGTTCTCTTGGGGTCTTCAGATTCATACTGCTTGCTTACAAATTCTGTATATATATCACATTCAGTTTCTAATTCACTTGGAAAGAAAGTAATATACTTATCATCCTTACCTGATGGCCTATAAGCCATCTTAGGCATAAACGCATATGCATTATCAATTTTAGATAGATAATCTACATGCTCTTGTTTGAGAGCTTTTATTTTTTCAGCCCTTTCATTTGGTGTTAAACTTTTTGTTTTAATCATAATTAAATTTGTGTCTGAGGAGTAGCCATTTCAGAAACTTGCATTCTTTCAAACTCTGCTTTGAAGAAGCTCATTCTTACATCGCCATTCCTTGCTTTAAGAAAATGAAATACTAAAGTCCTGTCATCTGCTATGATGTATTTATCAGGGCCATAGAACCTTATCTTTTGTTTTGCTGGTCTGTTAAGACCTATCAGCATATCAGCATGCTGCAACATAGCATCTGAGCCAAATATATCTGACTCAAGAATGTAGTTGCCATACTTACCATTAATAGCCCTGTCCGGGTTATCTATATTTCTATTAAGCTGAGATAATACTATAAACAAACAAGGGTAATCCCGTTTGGTTTGTGTAAAGAATTCTCCTAATTCAAATAACATATCTTGTCTGTTATTTTGATAGGGTGCTCTCTTTACTAAAATGGTATGGTCTAATGTTATAATAGTCTTTTGACCCTTGTGTACATTCATGTACATATCAACTTGCTCACGCATTTGATTGATGGTCATTGGCCTATTAATCTTATCTATAGGGGCTTTAACCCTGTTTTTTGCATACTGATGACATTGATTAAAAACATTAGAGTTTAATATACTGCCGGCACTACACAATTCTTTATATGTCTTGCCGGTAAGTGAAGAGAACTGTCTGATAGCAGATGTTCTACCCACCATTTCAAAGTTAAACTCTAAAACTCTAAAGTCATCTCCAGGATTAAGGTCAAAAGATTCTCTTACTATCTGATCTTTAATCAAAGTTTTGCCTGAGCCTGGTCTTCCACCTATAATTGTTAAGGTGTTCCATTCAAGTCCATCAGTACCTGCGTCATTAAACTTAGGCCAAGGCGTAAATATAGATTTCTCTATACCTTGCTGCCTACGCCTCATGTATTTTAATG